AATGCCGCAGCATCTAAAAAACTAGCTATATTTGACGCATTTGAGATACTTAACAGAATCCAGGAAGAAGAAGACTTGCTTGAGGGTAAAACACCTGAAAAGGCAGAGGAAAAAACTTTTAAAGGATTCGCAGAAGGTAGATCTAAATAATGTACAAGCAAAGTTTAGTTAAGACGGTTGAGCCAATAAAGAAAACCACTATTTCCAGAATGAACAAAGGAAAGAAATGGAAGTATGGTTACAATAAAGAACAGGACTTAATAGTCCTATCACGTAATGGTCAGATAGGAGAGATCATAGAAATACAAAACCTAGTCATCGCTCTACCTAAGGTACCTAAGGATGTATATAAGGACCCGAAAGATAAATGGGTTAAGTTTGAGCAGCCAAAGGAATTAGCTCGCTTAAAAAACATCTTTGATTGGCGTGCTTACCCTGAGGATCAAAAAGAACAATGGTACGATTATATAGATGAAGAGTTTAGAAGAAGGGAGGAGGGTTTTTGGTTTACAAACAATGGTAAACCAACTTGGATGCCAGGAACACACTACATGTATCTACAATGGAGTAAGATTGATGTAGGTGCTCCGGATTTTAGAGAGGCAAACAGATTGTTCTTTATATTCTGGGAAGCTTGTAAGGCCGATAAAAGATGCTACGGGATGTGCTACCTTAAGAACAGAAGATCTGGATTTTCTTTTATGTCTTCAGCGGAAACCGTTAACTTAGCCACTCTTGCAGGTGATAGTAGATTTGGTATACTATCTAAAACAGGTGCCGATGCTAAGAAAATGTTTACTGACAAAGTAGTGCCTATATCGATAAACTATCCATTCTTTTTCAAACCGATACAAGATGGTATGGATCGTCCAAAAACAGAGCTTGCGTATAGAGTACCATCCACAAGGTTTACTAGAAAGAAAATAACAGCAAACGAAAAGATAGAGGATTTAGAAGGATTGGATACAACGATTGACTGGAAGAATACTGGAGACAATAGTTATGATGGTGAAAAATTAGCATTACTAGTGCATGATGAGGCTGGTAAGTGGGAAAGACCTGAAAACATATTAAACAACTGGAGAGTTACAAAAACTTGTTTAAGATTAGGATCTAGAATTATTGGTAAATGTATGATGGGATCAACATCAAACGCTTTAGATAAAGGAGGTGAGAACTTTAAAAAATTATACAATGCTTCAGACGTTACAAAACGAAACAGAAATGGTCAGACAAAGTCTGGTTTATACTCTTTGTTTATCCCAATGGAATGGAACTATGAGGGATTTATTGATGAGCACGGAGTTCCAGTTTTCACTACTCCTGATGTCGATCGGTTCGACCCAAGCGGTGAACTAATAGATGTAGGTGTAATAGATAACTGGCAGAATGAAGTAGATGGTTTAAAAGATGATTCTGACGGGCTAAACGAATTTTACAGACAATTCCCAAGAACAACAGAACACGCATTTAGAGATGAGACAAAAGGAAGTATCTTTAATCTTGTTAAGATATATGAGCAGATAGATTACAACGAGGAGTTATCTAGGACTCTAGGAATTACTCGAGGTAATTTTCAATGGGTGAATGGAATCAAAGATTCTCAAGTTATATTTTACCCAGATCCAAAAGGAAGATTTAAAGTGAGCTGGGTTCCGCCTTCTGGAATACAAAACAAAGTGGTGCTTAAAAATGGTATTAAATATCCTGGTAACGAACACATGGGAGCTTTTGGTTGTGATAGTTACGATATATCAGGAACAGTAGATGGAGTTGGATCTAAAGGAGCTTTACACGGCTTAACCAGATTTAGCATGGAAGACGCACCGGCAAACAGTTTCTTTTTAGAATACTTGTCAAGGCCACCAACAGCAGAGATGTTCTTTGAGGATGTTTTAATGGCTTTAGTTTTTTACGGGATGCCAATATTAGCAGAGAACAATAAACCTCGTCTATTATATTATTTAAGACGAAGAGGATATAGAGGTTTTAGTATGAACAGACCTGATAAAATATGGAACAAGTTGTCTGTAGCAGAAAAAGAAGTTGGTGGAATACCCAATTCAAGCGAAGATATTAAACAAGCGCACGCCGCGGCAATTGAAATGTATATACAAGATCACGTTGGAATGAAGCAAGATGGAACGTTTGGAGATTTATATTTCAATGAGCTATTGAATGATTGGAGTAAGTTCGATATAAACAAAAGAACAAAGCACGATGCGTCGATAAGTTCTGGTTTAGCAATAATGGCTAACAACAGACACCTATATGCGCCAAACGCAAAGATAGAAAAACCAAAATTAAATGTACACATGTCTAGGTATTCAAATACGGGTGGTATGTCTAAAATAATTAAAGAATAATATGAGGAATTTTCCAAGTCAAGTAGTTAGCGATGCAGAAAAGATAAGCTACGAGTATGGGCTTAAGGTTGCTCAAGCTATAGAAGGGGAGTGGTTTGACGAAACGAACAGTCAGAGTAGGTATACTAACGGTAGAAATGATTTTCACAATCTTAGATTATACGCTAGGGGAGAGCAATCAATTCAAAAGTATAAAGACGAATTATCTATAAATGGTGACTTGTCTTACCTTAATTTAGATTGGAAACCTGTACCAATTATATCTAAGTTCGTGGATATTGTTGTTAACGGTATTGCTGAGAGAACTTATGATATAAAAGCATATTCTCAAGACCCATTTGGAGTTAGTAAACGTACTGAGTACATGAACGCTATTATGGAGGATATGAGGTCGAAGGAGTTGAAAGATTTTGTTAAAGAAAACTTTGGCATGGATTTGTTTAAAAATCCCCCTTCAATGTTACCGGAGACACAAGAAGAACTAGACCTACACATGCAGCTTAGTTATAAGCAGGCTGTAGAAATAGCTGAAGAGCAAGCGTTAAATGTTTTGTTTGAAGGAAATAAATATGAATTAACGAAGAAGAGGTTTTATCACGATCTTACTGTTTTAGGTATAGGTGCAGTGAAAACCTCTTTTAATACTTCTGAGGGTGTGGTCATTGACTACGTTGATCCTGCAAAGTTGGTTTATTCCCACACAGATTCACCTTATTTCGAAGACATATATTATGTTGGTGAAATCAAGACGATTCCTATCAACGAACTCATAAAGCAATTCCCACATCTTACAACTGAGGATTTAGAAGAGATACAGGGTAATAGCGGTGTAAGTAGTAGAAATAACAAGCGACACAGAGAAGGTGAAATTGATAAAAACAAAGTAGATGTACTTTATTTTAATTACAAAACCTATATGAACGAGGTTTACAAGTTAAAAGAAAGCGCTTCTGGAGCTGAAAAAGCTATTGAAAAAGATGACACTTTTGCTCCACAAGAAAATGAAAACTTTAGTAGAGAGTCTAGAAAAATGGAGACTTTATATGAAGGCGCTTTAGTGCTAGGGACTAAAAAGCTTTTGAAGTGGGAGATGTCTAAAAATATGATGCGTCCAAAAAGTGATTTCACCAAGGTGAAAATGAACTACGCTATTTGTGCTCCAAGGATGTATGAAGGTCGTATCGACTCTCTAGTTAAAAGAATTACTGGCTTTGCCGATATGATTCAACTGACTCATTTAAAATTGCAACAAATAATGTCGAGAATGACACCAGACGGTGTTTATCTAGATGCTGATGGTTTAGCTGAGATCGATTTAGGTAACGGTACAAACTACAACCCACAAGAAGCTTTAAACATGTTCTTCCAGACGGGATCTGTTATTGGGAGAAGTTTTACTTCTGACGGTGATATGAATCCAGGGAAAATACCAATACAAGAAATTACAAGTGGTGCTGGTGGGGGTAAATTACAAGCGCTTATAGGTAACTATAATTACTACCTACAGATGATTAGAGACGTGACTGGTCTTAATGAGGCTAGAGACGCTGCTAACCCAGATCCAAAATCATTAGTGGGTGTACAAAAGATGGCGGCCGCAAATTCAAACACCGCAACTAGACATATACTGCAGGGTGGATTGTTTTTGACGAGTGAGGTAGCGGAGTGCTTGTCACTTAGAATATCTGATATCATTGAATATTCTCCAACAAAAGATGCTTTTGTTCAAGCGATAGGAGCTCACAACGTTGCCACTTTAACTGAAATGGCAGATTTACATTTGTATGATTTTGGGATATTTATAGAGTTAACTCCAGACGAAGAGGAGAGAGCAATGTTAGAGAACAATATCCAAGTAGCACTAGGGCAACAGAACATAGAGTTAGAAGATGCTATTGACCTTAGGGAAATAAAGAACATTAAACTAGCTAATCAACTGTTGAAGATTAGGAGAAAGAAAAAGATGGCTAGAGATCAGAAAATGCAACAAGAAAACATGCAGGCTCAGTCTCAAGCAAACATACAACAGCAACAAGCTTCTGCTGAACTTGAGATGCAAAAACAACAACAAGTAGCTCAAACAGCTATATCTATAGAAGAAGCAAAATCCAGATTTGGTATTGAAAAATTAAACCAAGAGGCCCAAATAAAAATGCAATTGATGGAACAAGAGTTCCAATACAACATGCAATTAGCTGGTGCTGAATCAGGGCAAAAAACCAAAGGTGAAACAGAAAAAGAAGATCGCAAGGACAAAAGAACGAAAATACAAGCAACCCAACAAAGCGAAATGATTGATCAAAGAAATAATGGTAAACCACCTAAAAACTTTGAGTCGTCAGGTAACGATGTTATGGGAGGTATTGATATGTCAAGCTTTGGTCCTAAGTAAAATTATTAACTATTATTATATTATATTATGGCAACAAAAAAAGAAGAGCCAATCGCAAATGACGATACTGGCAAAATTAAAGTAAAGGTAAAGACAGAAAAACAACCAGATGGTAACGAAACAAAAGGAAACGTTACTAAGGTTAAAGCTAAAATGAAAAAACAAGCGGAGGTGATAGAACCAACGGTTACTAAAGTTGACTTAAGTAAACCAGTGGAAGAGACTGTTGAAAAAACAGAGGAGCCAATAGCTATTGCTGAAGAAGTTGTTGAAATACCAGTAGAAGAAACTACAGAAATACCGGTTGTTGAAGAAATAACAAACGAAGTTCAAGAAGTAGAAGAAGTAGCGCAAGTAGTAGAGCAAGCTATCGCGCAGTCAGAACAAACTGGCCAAGCGTTACCAGAAGACATTCAGAAACTAATGTTCTTTATGGAAGAGACTGGTGGAGATCTAACTGACTATGTTACTCTTAACCAAGATTTTTCAGAACTAGACAACCACACTTTATTAACAGAATACTATAAATCTACTAAACCACACTTATCACAAGATGAAATTGAATTTGTTATGGAAGACACATTCTCTTATGATGAAGATATGGATGAAGATAGAGAAATACGAAGAAAAAAATTAGCTATGAAGGAGCAAGTTGCTCAAGCAAAGCTACACTTGGAAAGTGTAAAATCCAAATACTATGAGGATATCAAAAGCGGAGTGAAGCTCACGACTGAGCAACAGGAAGCAATTGAATACTTCAACACACATAACGAGGAATCAGAGAAAAACCGTGAGATCTACAACCAACAGAAAGATGCGTTTGAAAGTAAAACCGACAACCTATTTAATGATAAATTCAAAGGTTTTGAATATAACATTGGAGAGAAAAAGTTTAGGTTTAACGTAAAAGACGGTGCTAAGGTTAAAGAAACTCAAAGCGACATTAACAACTTTATCAAAAAGTTTTTGACTAAAGAAAATACAATGGAAGATGCTGCGGGTTATCACAAAGGACTTTTTACTGCTATGAACCCAGATCAGGTTGCCAATCATTTTTACGAACAAGGTAAAGTAGATGCTCTAAAAGAAAGTATCGCTAAATCTAAAAACGTAAACATGGATCCTAGGCAAGCTTATAGTGAGAACGTAAACACTAGTGGATTAAGGGTTAGAGCTTTAGATAATAATGAACCTGATTTTAAGTTTAAAATTAAAAACAATAAATTTAAAAATTAAAAAACAAAATTATGGCAATATCAAACCCAGGTGGTTTGTTAAATAGTACACCTGCTCACAGGCAGCAAACACTATCAACAAACTACTTCGATTTTACTGCGACAGCTGGACAAGGCTGGGCGCAACAATATTTACCA